AAATATTATATGTATATTATATATGTATAAGGTTATTCTTTTTATATTATAATACTTGTGTTATTGGACATTTTCTGAGGGAGTATAATATTATATACCTCTTTGTTATGTAAAAAATGGTGAGACATTGAACTTTGGACTAGACAAACAAATAGAAAGATTAGTAGAAGTGTTAGCAGCGTCAGCGTTATTGCAGGCCAACAATAGAGATATGGAAGCATTACAAAAATTAAGAGATCATGCTTTCCCTGGTAAAGTAGCTGAAAAAATAAATCAGCAAACGTTGGGGGTTGATTAATGAGCCACGGTTATAGAAAATGCGATAGATGCAACGAATTCAAAAGAACTGATAAAACCATTAAGGTTGGCAATTTGGATTTTTGTAAACACTGTCATTCATATCTTAAACAATTAGGAGCGTTAAAAAATGGGTAGACCTAGAAAGTCAGTAAGGCCCGCATCGTTTTCTATAGATGCGAAAATGTATAAGTTACTGCAGGAGTTATCGGATCTAGAAAAGAAACCTATGTCACATTTTGTAAATATGGCACTATATGACTATAAACCAATACGTGAGTTAGACGTTTATAGGGATTGGTGGAAGTGTGACCAGCGTGATTGTGCAGTTTTAAACCCACCTGCTAACGAAGAATGCAAAGAATGTGGTCAAAGGTCACTGCAGTCGATAATAAAAGAGCATAATGACCGTATGCTCAAGTATAAGTAGCTACCCAAATATGAGTAAGGCGGGGTGCCCGTAGGCAACACCCCCACAAGGACAAACATGGCAGCAAGACGAGGACCAAAACGAACAGCACGCAGAAAGCGATCGTTTTCTATTAACTTATTAGAAACTGGCGCAGGATTAGCATTTTTAGACGCAGCAAATGCAGGAACTGCTGCACAATCATTCATTAAAGGAGATTTGAAAGGCGGTTTAGATACATTATCTAACGCATTCAAGACGAACAAGCAAGACATGATTAAGATCGGGGCTGGCACACTAGCCGCAAAACTGGTTTTAGGCAGTCTTGGTGGTTCAAAAGTATTAGGAGCAATAGGTCCGCTCAAATTGAGGGCCTAAGGAAAAACAATGGCAATAGCAATCAGTAGAAGCGTAACGCAAAGCACAACCACAGCAGGAACATTCCAGGCATTATCCGCATTAGGTGCGGCTACAGTCAGCAGTTCTTTCACTGTCCCAACAAATGTATCAAGCATAAAAAATTTAACAGTATCATTTTCTGTTGACGCCGTAGAGGAATTCTGTGGATTAGTCAAAATCACAGGGAATGCCATGCGAGATGGAGATGCTGTCTTTAATTGTGGCGGACTTTCCGCTATGCCTTCATCTGTTGGATCCACTATGATGTATGTTAACATCGATACCGATTTGGCAGTACAACCAGGAAACTCGGTTTCCTTTGAAATAGCAACCACATCAGCAGCTACTATAGACTGCGTAGCAACCGCACAATTCGCTTAAGGAGGTAATATGCCTCTAGTCGGCGGTGGCGCAGGAAATGTCGCAGGAAGTAATCCAAGCGGAACAAGCACTAACATTAATTACGTTGGGGATTTTGTTTATGCTTACAGTGGTTCACTATCTATAGATGCTACAGAAAGCACTATGTTAGAATTTACAACAGGTAGTGAATTAATAATAGCGGAATTTCAATTTACAACAATGGAAAGGACAGGCGATCAGTTATTCGGCACCCTTTATCTGGATGGGCAAGCAATATCAACCTCCTGGAGTGGGTTAAGCACTAGTAATAACGAGCCTGATTATCCAATTAAAGTGATTATACCGCCATATACACATGTTAGAGCGACTGGCGATAACATAACAGCAGCAGCAAGAGCATTTGCTGTTCTTATGACTGGGAGAATGTATTAATGCCAAAGAAAAAACTAACAAAAGCACGAGTAAAAAATTTATTGGGTAGCGCTAACGCTTCAATATACAAATTAGCACTTGACAGACTACAACACGGAACAGGATCTCTTATTCCTATATCATTTAAGAAACTAGAAACAATGTTAGGTGATTTAGGTAGAGCCATTGACAAGTTGTGAGCTCTAAGATATACAATGTCACGTTCCCTGACTGGCTTAATGACTCAAGAACAGTGGAACAGTTACTTGTTAGATTGGTGTTGGTCTATCTCACAGCAAAAGAAACGGGTGTCATGTAATGCCTTACGCACTCATACCAGATGGATACTCACTAAAGAAAGTTACAAAGCTACAAAAACAGGCAATAAACAATAATCGACGACATGACAATGTTATGGCATTATTAAATAATGCTAATACACCGTTGGTTGTTGGTGGAATTGTTGCGGGATATTTTGCTACTCAAACAACTAAAGAAGTAATAGCAGCTTTAGAGGCTAAATTAGGCGCTTTATCTCAAGAAGTTAAAGATGCGGTTGAAGAAGGTGTGGCAAGAGCTGAAAAAGAATTAGTCACGGATCCTAAAAACTGGTTTGAGAAAAAGATAATTGTTGGCAAAGGATTAATTGATGTTGGCGTTGAAGGAGTTAAACAAATAATATGATAAACGGTTTACTTCCTTTATTGAAACTTATATTTGACTCGGGGGCGGTCTCACCAAAAGCCCCCACAGAAGTCACGCCACCGTCATCAGGTGCAGGTGTTAGACCTAATTGTGGTTTAGGAAGTGAAGCAAAATTAATACAACCCGATGACACGGGTAAAAATGATTATTGGATATGCGTTCCTAGTTTTAAATAAAGTCAAATAACTAATCCATTATGGATATAGAGCCTACAGTATTGATAGCATATGCGATAATCTGGACAGTCTTTTATTTTTTTCTGTCTAATTATATCGCTGAATTAAGTCGTAAGAAGTGGACCGATTGGGTAGTTAGCGACGATAGTGATGATGTTTTGATGGATGCACTAAGTGTTATAGTTGATGAAATAGAAGATCGCATGCATGATAAGTTAGAACACTTTCAAAAGTCTTTTTTTGGTTCCCTGGGGGCAGCAAGCAAGAAGCTTGATGACGCCACAGGCCAAACAACAATCAAAGCATTAACCAAAGATAATCCAGTAATGGGGTTTTTGGCCGAATACATGATGAAAAGGAGCAATTTAGGTGCATTAGTGGGCCAGAATAGCCAAAACACCCCCCCTAAACAGTCCCAAAACAGCGGAAAACTAGGGTTAAAGTAGGTAATAATAAAATATTATATGTATATTATATATGTATAAGGTTATTCTTTTTATATTATAATACTTGTGTTATTGGACATTTTCTGAGGGAGTATAATATTATATACCTCTTTGTTATGTGAAATATGGTGAGACCATGTTTGATAAAAAAGAAAAACAACTAATCCGATTAGTGGAAGTGTTAGCATTGTCAGCTTTATTGCAGGCAAACAAAAGTGAGGCCGCGTGCACAATAAGATTAAAGGAGATCGCTTTTCCTTTGGAGATTGAATTATGAAATGCAAATGGATTAAAACAAAAGCACGATGTAATTGTTGCGCTCAATGGTATAATGAAATTACGGGTGAATAATGATTTGTTATAGATGTCAGCAAGAAATTAAAAGCGGCCGTGTCCAGAAGATAATTGAAAACAATGTTACAACATCATATTGTAGACATTGCTTTAAGGCGGTAAGATATGGGTAGACCTAGAAAGGATGTAAGGCCAGCATCGTTTTCAATAGATGCGAAAATGATGAAATTGCTGCAGGATCTTTCAGATCTAGAAAAGAAACCTATGTCACATTTTGTAAATATGGCACTATATGACTATAAACCAATACGTGAGTTAGACGTTTATAGGGATTGGTGGAAGTGTGACCAGCGTGATTGTGCGGTTTTAAACCCACCTGCTAACGAAGAGTGCAAAGAATGTGGTCAAAGGTCTCTACAGTCGATAATAAAAGAGCATAATGACCGTATGCTCAAGTATAAGTAGCTACTCAGATATGAGTAAGGCGGGGTGCTCCGTAGGCAACGCCCCCACAAGGACAAATATGGTAGCAAGACGAGGCAGAAAACGAATGGCACGAAGAAAGAGATCCTTTTCAGTTAATTTACTAGAGACTGGAGCTGGATTAGCATTTTTAGATGCGGCAAATGCAGGACAAGCCGCTCAATCATTCATTAAAGGAGATTTGAAAGGCGGATTAGATACATTATCTAGCGCATTCAAGACGAACAAGCAAGACATGATTAAGATCGGGGCTGGCACACTAGCCGCAAAACTGGTCTTAGGTAGTCTCGGTGGTTCAAAAGTATTAGGAGCAATAGGTCCGCTCAAATTGAGGGCCTAAGGAAAAACAATGGCAATAGCAATCAGTAGAAGCGTAACGCAAAGCACAACCACAGCAGGAACATTCCAGGCATTATCCGCATTAGGTGCGGCTACAGTCAGCAGTTCTTTCACTGTCCCAACAAATGTATCAAGCATAAAAAATCTAACAGTATCCTTTTCTGTTGACGCAGTAGAAGAATTCTGTGGTTTAGTTAAACTTACAGGTAATGCAATGAGAGATGGCGACGCCGTCTTTAATTGTGGCGGTCTTTCCGCTATGCCTTCATCTGTTGGATCCACTATGATGTATGTAAACATCGATACCGACTTGGCAGTACAAGCAGGAAACTCCGTTTCTTTTGAAATAGCAACCACCTCAGCAGCTACTATTGACTGCGTAGCAACCGCACAGTTCGCTTAAGGAGGTAATATGCCTCTAATCGGCGGCGGTGGTGCACCAAACGTAAGTGGGGGAGCTAACCCGTCAGGCACTGGGTCTGGTATTAATTTTATCGGGCGCAGTCGAATAGATGACCGCAATTACTGGGGAGGTTACAGTGGTCAAGTACTTGTAGCATCTAATATAGTAACGCAGTTTAATTTCACTGCACCTAACGTTGCAACTATAGCAACTTATGTATTTGCTAATACAGGCGTTGCAGGTTCTAACCAATATACAGGGTATGTTGTTGAAATAGATGGTCAGACCGTTATTGATGCACGTTTTTTTAATGTAGCGGGAGGCATTAACGTCACCGATCTAGATGTTCCAATTACTATACCTATACCAGCCGAGGCAGTTGTAACAATATCTGGACAAGCATCAGACAGTGAAGGTCACAATACATTTGGATCAATTATACTAAAGGAGATATAATGCCTAAAAAGAAACTAACTAAAACGCAAGTAAAACGTAAGGTTAAAACCATATACAATGCAATGTATGATTTATTTTTAGATAAATTGGCTCATTCTAATAGTTCAGTCCCTTTTAGTGCTAAAGTGCTTATGAATGATCAAGACAGATACATTAAAGCATTTAGACGAATTAAATGAGCACTAAGATTTACAATGTCGAGTTCCCAGACTGGCTTAATGACTCAAGAACAGTGGAACAGTTACTTGTTAGATTGGTGTTGGTCTATCTCACAGCAAAAGAAACGGGTGTCATGTAATGCCTTACGCACTCATACCCGATGGATACTCACTAAAGAAAGTTACAAAGCTACAGAAACAAGCAGTAAGTGAAAAGCGGCGCCATGATGATGTTGTTACGGTTCTTAACAATCCTGAAATAGTAAAACAAATAATAATTACAGGTTTTGCATATTTAGCAGTTAAAGAAGGTAAAGATGCATTAGAAGATTTGAAAGGTTTAGGTGTATCAATTAGTAAAGATGCTGAAGACGCATTTACTAAAAAACGTAGTTTCGGATCTCCCGCAGCTACTGGTGTTAGTTTTGAACAAATATTAGAAGAAGGTTTGAAGAGGTTACGTTTAGCATGAACGGGTTACTTCCTTTATTGAAGCTTTTACTCGACTCGGGGGCAGTCTCACCAAAAGCCCCCACATTTTTTCGTGAACCTACAAAACCTAGAGGTAGGGATGCCACAGGTGACACTCCTAAATTTGGTGGATTGGGTTTTAAAAAATACTTCTAGTTATTTGCGGATGATAATGTGTATATCCGTACTCAACAAGCTCTTTAGACTCAACCGCAAATAACACTTTATGGATATAGAGCCTACAGTATTGTTAGCATATGCGATAGTTTGGACAGTCTTTTATTTTTTTCTGTCTAATTATATTGCGGAATTAAGTCGTAAGAAGTGGACCGCATGGGTCCAGTCCGACGATAGTGATGACGTTTTGATGGATGCGCTAAGCGTTATAGTAGATGAGATAGAGGATCGCATGCATGATAAATTAGAAACCTTCCAGTCTTCTTTTTTTGGTTCTTTGGGAGCGGCAAGCAAGAAGCTTGATGACGCTACAGGCCAAACAACAATTAAAGCATTAACCAAAGATAATCCAGTTATGGGGTTTTTGGCTGAATACATGATGAAAAGGGGCAATTTAGGGGGTTTAATGGGCCAGAATAGCCAAAACACCCCCCCTAAACAGTCCCAGAATAGCGGAAAACTAGGGTTAAAGTAGGTAATAATAAAATATTATATGTATATTATATATGTATAAGGTTATTCTTTTTATATTATAATACTTGTGTTATTGGACATTTTCTGAGGGAGTATAATATTAT